TCCGGACACGCCATACGAGTTGTCTCCTGACATCGTCGCAAGGTTCCCGCATCTGTTCATCAACACCGAGGATTGGATGAAGGGCAAGAAACCAGCATGAACGAGGACACCGGGACAACCAAAATCCTCTGGCACTCCGTGTGCCCGTGGGTGCCGACCGGGTACGGGCAGCAGACCTCGCTGTTTGCGCCGCGGATCGCCGCGCTCGACAACATCAACCTCGCCATCTCGTCCGGGTTCGGCTTGAACGGAGGCCCGATCAAGTGGAACGGCCTCCACGTTTACCCCGGTGAGGACTGGAACCGCACCGTCTACCAATGGGCGATGCACCACGGCAACGGGGACCCGTGCACCGTCATCACCCTGTTCGACGTATGGCCGCTCGACGTAGACGTCTACCGAGCCATTGACCAGCAGGGAAGGCTCGCATGTTGGGTGCCCGTCGATCACAATCCGGCGCCGCCGGCGGTAGTCAACTTCCTGCGCGAGTCAGGGGCGATCCCGATCGCGATGTCACGGTTCGGCGAGACGCAGCTTCGCGAGGCCGGCCTGGACCCGCTTTACGTGCCGCATGGGATCGACACGGAGATGTTCGCTCCCAGCGACAAACCCGAACTCGCCAAGTTCCGCGAGCTGCTCGAGGTTCCGCAGGACGCCTTCATTGTCGGCATGGTCGCGAACAACCAGGGCCAGTCACCAGCGCGCAAGGCGTTCAGCGAGTCGTTCATGGCGTTCTCCGTTTTTCAGCAGACACACCCTGATGCGATCCTTCATCTCCATACGGAGATGACTGGGTTCCGCAATGGGTTGAACCTGTACCGGATGCTGGAACGGTTCGAGATCCCACCAGAGGCGATCCGTCTCACCGAACAGGTCCGGCTCGAGCACGTCTATCCACCCGCCGCGATGGCGGGCCTCTACAACCTGTTCGACGTGCTCCTCAACCCGTCCTACGGTGAGGGATTCGGAATCCCGATCATGGAGGCTCAGGCTTGCGGGACCCCGGTGATCGTGACGGACTGGACGTCGATGCCGGAACTCGTAGGAGCTGGCTGGAAGGTCGGCGGTATCCCGTGGGATCACGCGATGGCGGAAGCGTTCTGGATGAAACCCGACATCGACGCCATCGTGGACGCACTCGAGCTGGCCTATGAGTCGCGTGGAGATGAAGTATTCCGTGCCCGTGCTCGTAAGTTCGCGCTTGACTACGACGTGAACAAGGTGATGACCGACTACTGGGAGCCGGCGCTCGAGCGGATTCATTCTCCGCGTGAGGTGAAGCCGATCGGACCGAACCGCGCCATGCGCCGGGCAAAGCAGAAGGTGGGATCCTGATGGCAAAGGAAATCTGGCTGCCCATCACAGAAACGAAGGTGACGATTCAGGACGGCAAGGTCACGACATGGCATGAGATGAAGATGACGCCGCACGCAGTGTCTACGCCGATCGGATTCCGGAAGCCGAAGGACGATGAGGATGCCTCTTAGCATCTCAGGAACCGGCAATAACGCAGTTCCCGACCAACTCATCGTCCGGCTCCCGAAAGGGATGCCCCCTCCCAAAAAGCCTCCGGTGAGAAAAAGCAGATGAATCCCATGCCTAACCAGACCACTCCTCACCCCTCCACACCTGGCCATACCACGCTCGGCCTCTCCAAGTCGAGCCCCGCCGCGAGAGGGAAAGCTCTGCTACCAGGGCAGCCCCTCACTGACATCGAATCCGTCAGACACGAACCGTCCGAACCCGATCTTTCGACCATCGCCAAGGCCGCTCGTCGTCCCAGCGCGAGCCAGGATCTCAAGCAGCTTCGCAGGCCCGTACAACTCAGGCAGGACGACACCGATATGAGCCTCGATCAGCCACCCCTTCTCGAGCCGCGGGCGCCACGTCGGCTTAGGACTGCGCTTCATGTCGCCATTCCGCGCAAGCCGAAAGTCGATGCAGTCCCAGTCCTTCACGTCGAAGGACGCGACATCCATCGCCGGCACGAGCGCCTCACGGAGAGTGTTCGTCGCGCCGCCCTTGGCAGCGATCGGCGACTTGAAGAACTTCGCAGCTCCTATGAGCGAAGCGATGACGTTCTGAGTCGGGACACCAAGGAAGCCATCGTCGTCCCGCCACACCATCGCCTCGTAGTCCTTCATCTCCTTCGCGCGAGGCTTCTTCTTCTCCGCCACTCCCTCCTCGGCATAGCCGTGAAGGTCCGCGAACTTGTTGAACAGGAATGGCGTTACTCCGCGAAAGCGAAGAACGACCGTGTACGCCTGCTCGATCCCGAAGCGAGCCTCGAGATGGTCCTCAGCCGGATCTGGGGCCTTGACCTTGCTGCGCGTTGCGGTGGCCATATTGGCCTCCTCTCACTTCCCGATCCCGGCTCGAACCGAGTGTCGATGCCCAGGTCCAAGCCGGGGTCACGAAGTAACGACAGAGAGAAGAAGTGGGCATCGACGAGCGGGACGTTACCACACCATGCCTTGCTTCGCCAAGCCCATCCGCAACTGGCCGTTCCTATCCGCGCCAGAGCCGACCTCGCCCGTCCGTGCCAAGCGATTGAGGACATCGTATCGTGAAGATCGCTGTTCTGTCACTGACGAGGGATCGGTTGAACTACTCCAAGGTCTGCTTCGCGTCACTCCACGAGTTCGCCGGTTGCGACTTCGACCACTACGTCCTCGATCAAGCCTCCAATGACGACACCTTTCAATGGCTCGACGGAGAGTTCTCCGCGAACCGAGTCCAGACCATCGTCTCGCAGCCGGAGAACGTCGGTATCTGCCGCGGCATGAACGAACTCGTCGAGCTCGCGCTCGCCAGCGCCGACTACGACCTGATCGTCAAATACGACAACGACTGCCAACTCACCCAGCCGGACACGCTCAAAGACGTGTGCTCACTCGTGCTCGAGGGCGGCTGCATCCTCTCACCACGAATCCTTGGACTAGAGAACCCGCCGAAGGCGATGCGCGAACTCTCGATCGGGAACGAGTCGATCCTCGACGTTCCCCAGATCGGCAGCATCTTCATGGCCGTACCAGCCTGGGTCTACGACGAATTCCGCTACGACGAAAGGCAGATGCTCTTCGACGACGTTCAACTCTGCTGGTGGTATCGCCGACAGGGCGGAACCTGCGGCTACGTGAAACGGCTGGAAGCATGGCACTACCTGACGACGGCCGGCCAGCAGGCCGACATCCCCGACTACTTCGTTCGCAAGGAAGCCGAACTAGAGGCGGCAAAAGCGTGATCTTCGACAGCGATGATCTCTACGAAGGCCACGACCGTCTCGACCTCCTCTTCCGTCTACGCGCCGTGAACCCTCTGTTCCGCATGACAGCGTTCGCGATCCCATCGAAGTGCCCGCGCGCCTATCTCGCGCGCCTCCCCGACTGGATCGAGGTTGTGCCGCACGGATGGCTACACGGAGACCCCGGAAGCGACGGCGGCGAGTGCCGTGACTGGACCTACGACCAGATGGTCCAGGTCATCGATCAGCTCGAGAAGAACCCCCGCTGGAAACGCGGATTCAAGGCGCCCGGCTGGATCATCAGCGACGAATGCTACGAGGCGCTCGAGGACTCAGACTGGTGGGTTGCAGACCAGCCGTACAACGACGAGCGCAGGCCGGAAGGACTACGAGTTCACCGTCTCGATGACGGCGATCACGTGCACACCCACATTCAGGATTGGGGTTCCAACGGATTGAACGAGTCATGGGACTATCTCGTTGACCGGGTCTCGAACGCCGAGTCGTTCGAGCTCATCAGCGAGGTGGTACAGCCATCCTTCAAGGTCACCGCATGAAGAACAGCCCACGCCTCGCCGGAATCCGCAACGAGATTGCGATCCACGTGCGCCGTATGTCCGTGATGAACTGGGATGAGCGCCAAGAATATCTGGAGACTCTGATCGGACCGAAGACGCAAAGCGCAAGCGAAGCCGACGTGCGTGCCCTACTGATGACACGGTTGAGGGAGTTGCAGCTATGGCCGCGACGCTGACAGCCAGTCGCCTCAACTTCGCCTGCGGATACGCGATCTGGCCTGGCTTCGACAACAGCGACATCAGCGGCGAACCCGGCAGCACCTACCTCGACCTCGAGGACTTCCCATACCGCTACGCCGACGAGTCAGCCGAGATCATCATGATGTCGCACGCCCTGTTCGTCGGCGAAGAAGGCGTGCCGGCGCACCCTGACTTCGCACCGATCATGGCCGAGTGCTACCGAATCCTTGAACCGGGCGGCTGGCTCCGCATCGACGACAATCCGTTCCGGTGCTACCTCGACGGGGTCGTCTATCCACCGGATGAGGCAGCGCGCGAGCACATGGCGCGGTTCCCGGCGCAACTGAAAATCCCGCGCGAGACGTTACGCGAGATCCTCCGAGACGCAGGCTTCAAGCGAGTAGAGGATGTACCGCAAGGAATGACCCTGATCCCCGGTGACGCTGAACTCCACCAAGCGATTATCGGCAACCGTCTAACGCACGTCTCGTTCACGATCGAAGCGCAGAAATGACGCAACTCGACATCGTCCTTCTCCAATGCGGACTCTCAGACCTCACCGTTCGCTGCCTCCACAGCATCCCCAGAGACTTCCGCGTCATCCTCGTTGACAATGGAAGCCCCGACGCAGACATCGAGAACGCTCGCAAGGAGCTGCTTGAGACTGACACGATGATCCTGCTACCCGAGAACTATGGGTTCGCCAAAGCCATGAACATTGGCATCCAGAGCACCACCGCGCCGTTCATCTGCATCCTCAACAACGACACCGTCGTAGCCGACGACGCCTTCGACAAGATGCTGTTCTACTTCGGCATCGACAAGAGCCTCGGCGTCGTCGGGCCGCGCACCAACCGTTGCGAGTCGGAACAGCGAGCCGACGGCCCCGGCCACCAGACATTGTTCTACACGAACGGTCTGCTTGCGTTCTTCTGCGCGATCATCCGCCGCGAGGCACTCGACGACGTCGGACCACTCAGCGAGGAGTATGGGCTCGGCTACGGCGAGGACGACGACTACTGCATCAGGATGCGCCAGGCCGGCTGGAAGCTTGGCATCGCGAACGACGCCTGGGTCGACCATGATCACCACGCCACATACAAGGTCACGATCGGCGAAGAGGGCATGGAGCGCGAAGGGCAGCAGGGATTAGCCCTGTTACGTGAGAAGTACGGAGCGGTCGTGTGAGCGCGGTTGCGACTACTAGAGCCACGGAGATCGCGGAGTGGGCTATCAGGGCTGACGCTTCACAGAAGATGGACGAGTTTGAGCATCTCGTCGACCGTGTAGTGGATCTCGAGCCGAAGGTGATCCTTGAGATCGGCAGCAAATGCGGTGGCTCGCTTCTTGCTTGGAGGCTCGCCGCTCCCGACGCGAAGATCATCAGCATCAGCCTCACCGATGGACCGTTCGGCGGTGGAACTATCGGTGGACAGACGATCGAGCGCGAGATCGAGCACTGGCTCAACGTGAACTCCCACGAGCAGAGCACGCTGGCCGCGGTCATGAAGATCCTCCGCAACGAACCCATCGACTTCCTGTTCATCGACGGTGACCACAGCTACGAAGGCGTCCTCCAAGACTTTGCGATGTATAGCTGGCTCGTCCGTAGAGGTGGCCTGATCGCCTTCCACGACATCCTTCCGCATCCCACAAGTACCGGCGTGTTCGTGAGGAAGCTGTGGAAGCAGTTGACTCCGAGATTCGAGACCGAAGAGTTCTTGGGTGACGCGCGCCGCGACCTTGAACTATGGGGCGGCATCGGCGTGATTACGTGGTGACGATAAGCGTGATAATTCCGACCCTCGGCCGCGACTCGCTGGCTGACGCGAAAGAATCATGTGCCGGAGCCGACGAGGTCATCGTGATCGAGAACCAAGACGGAGACCACGGATACTCGGCGCGCACCCGAGGCATTCAGAAGGCCACAGGAACCCATCTCGCATTCCTCGACGACGACGATGTCTACACGCCAGGCGCGATCAAGTTGATGCGTGAAGCGGCTTGTAACGTGCCGGTGATCTTCAAGATGGACCACCACCAGCACGGTGTGATGTGGCGGCAACCGTTCCTCGAATTCGGCAACGTCGGCACTCCCATGTTCCTCGTGCCGAACCAGCCCGAACTATTGGGCGAATGGAAGGAACACGCGCCAGGATTCAAAGAACCCGGCGGCGACTTCTCATTCATCAGCGGATGCGTCGAGAAGATGGGCGGAGTCATGTGGCGCGACGAGATCGTCTGCACCGTCAGACCCGACTTCCCGACCATCAGCATCGTGACTCCCTGGTTGAACCACTTGGAGCTCGCGGACGGATACAAGCAGGCAGTCATCCGGCGCAGTCCACGCGACGAGCTGATCGTTGTTGACGACGGATCCGACCCGCCTATCCCGTTCGCGACACTCCGTAACGAGGATTCGGTGGGGTTCGGCTCAACATGCAACCGCGGCCTATACGCGGCCAAGTCCGACATCGTCCTGTTCCTGAACAACGACGTGCTCGCGCGAGACCCGTACTGGCTCGAGCCGATCCGCGAAGCAGTCGAACCCGGCGTCCTCATCGGAGCACAGCTTCGAGACGACCCGCACGGTTCCGTCGACGGAACACCGATGCCCTACCTCGACGGCTGGTGTCTCGCCGGCATGAGAGATGATCTCCTAGAGATTGGCGGCTTCGACGAGGACTTCAACCCGCCCGCCTACTTCGAGGACAACGACCTCTGCCTCCGCGCCCGTATGGCAGGCATGACTCTCCGAGAGGTGCGCGTACCACTCCACCACATCCGTAACGCGACGATGAAGCCGGACGACCCGAGGGTGCGCGCGGCGACGCTCGCGAACCGGGAGCGGTTCATGGCTCGAGCGAGGGAGGCGCTGACACTTGCCAACTAACTACATCACCAGCACCCAGTTGAAGAACACGCTCGAGATCGGGACCGCAACCTACGCCGACGATGACATCACCACCGCGATCAGCGCAGCGAGTCGTGTCATCGACGCCTACAAGGACACGCGGTTCTACCCAACCGCCGAGACACGGAAATACACGGCTAACCAGTCCGAGTGCAGCATCCAGATCGACGACCTCGTCACGCTCACCGCACTCACAGTCGACATGAACGGCACAGGGTCTTACGGCACAACCTGGGTTCAGAACACCGACTTCTACCTCGAGCCGATCAACGCCGCCTTGGACGGGCGCCCATACAATCAGGTGACGCTCAGACCGCAGCAGGGTGACATCTGGCCTCCGTTCAACTATGGAGTCCAGATCGGCGGCACATTCGGCTGGACGACGGCGCCATATCAGGTGACGCAGGCGACAACGATCCTCGCCGGCCGCTACCTCAAGCGTGCCCGTGAGACCCCGTACGGGATCTTGACGATCGGGACCGACGCTATCGCCGCTGCGCGTCTCGGCAAGATCGACCCGGACGTCAGCTTCCTCCTCGACAACCTCGACGCCGACGAGCCGCTCCTTATCCTGTGACCGTCGTTGAGATCAGCCAGATCCGTGCCGGTCTCGTCGCGAACATCAAAGCCGTCGTTGGCAACACGGCCCAGGTATCTCCGTACAGGAGTCACGCTCCGACGCCACCGACGATCATGGTCACCGGGTTCGGCGAAGTAGCGAAGGTCGCGATGGGGTCCTGGGAGATCGACAACTTCCTCGTCCAAGGTCTCGCCGGCGCTCCCACACAGGAGTCAGCACAGATGAGGCTCGACACATGGCTGTCTCCAGAGGGGTCAACGAACATTTGGACGGCGATCGAATCCGACAAGACGCTCGGAGGTATCGTCAACAACGCCATCGTGACTCGTTGCGATGGCGCCCAGTTCATCGAGACGCCTGGTGGTGAAGTGCTTGGAACCACTTGGCATATCCAGATCGAGCTCTAGACCGGGACGCATGTGCACATCCATCCATAGTCCCGAAAGGAGCTGACCGTGGCAAAGTTTGCCGCAACCGACGTATACGTGTCGTTCGCGTCACAGAACATCAGTGACTGGTGCGTCAGCGTCGACACGCCCGACTCGAAGAACCAGATCGACGTATCGGGGTTCAACCCGACGAGCTCACAGGAGTTCGTTCCCGGTTCGCGCACACAGTCGATCGTCCTGGGCATCTTGCAGGACTTCGGCAACACCATGATCCACCAGTTGATCAACCCGTACTACACGAGCGCGACAGCGTTGTTCGTGATCGAACTGCGGCCGACGTCGGCTGCACGGTCAGCGACGAACCCGTGGTTCGGTGGAACAGCGCAGCTCTACGAGTACGACGGGCTGAACGCACAGTTGAACAATCGTGCCGAGATCACGGCGACGATCCTGCCGGCATCGAACACCATCTGGGCGTGGGCTACCTCGTAATGCCCGACCAGTTCGTAGTCACTGGGCTGTCCGAATTGTTGAAAGCCTCGAAGGCTGCGGGCAGCGCAACGAATAAAGAGGTGCGGGAGGCGTTCCGCGAAGCAGGAGACATCGTCAAGGTGGACGCCGTCCCGCGCCTCGCCAAATACAGCACCAAGTCAGCGGAAGGGTTCAAGGTTCGCGTGCGTCAGAGAGGCGTCGCCGTGGAACAGTCGCTTCTCAAGACGACAGGGAAAAGGCCCGACTGGGGTTCGCTACAGATGAGGAAGGCTCTGTTGCCGGCGGTTGAGAAGACGTGGCCGGAGTTGGAGGCAGAGTTCGTGAAGGCGGTCGACAAGACGATCGCGATTTTCGAGATATAGGGAGACCGGGACATGCCACAGGAGCCAGGGTTCGAGTTGAAGTTCCCCGACGAACGCGAGGCGGAGTTCTTCCCGTTCGCGATAGGTTTGTCGGGAGCCAAGGACATCAAGATCATCGACCGCTGCACACAGATGCCGCTGGACGAGTTCGCGGAAGCACTCGATGACCCATCGCAGCGGGGACGTGGTCCCATCATGCTCGCCATGATCGGCCTCAGCATCCGGGCCAAGTATCCGGACTGGTCAGTGGAGCGGATCATGCACTTCATCGACGAGCTCGAACTGCCCGACGTGACGTTCCTGGGAGCAGAAGAGGAGGAGACGAACGGCGCGGTCCCTTTGACGCAAGAGCCGGTGCAGCACTTAGACGTAAGCAGCTCCGGCTCGCCATCCGAAGAATCCGAGTCATTTGCGACCCCGGCGGAGACTTCTGCTCCCGAACCGACGAGTTCGACATCCGAGCATTCCAACGAAACCCCGGACTGATGTGGGATTGGTGGCTGATGGAGTTCGGAATCCATCGTCCCGACATTGAGAACGACAACATCACATTGAATGAGATCATCGATATGTGGGACGTATGGAAAGTCAAGCAGGGCCATAGATGAGTTCGTTCAGTCGTCGAGTCGGTGTCGAGTTCTTCGGCGACGCCGCCAGCCTCGAGAAGACGTATGCACAGGTTGGGGCGGCTACCAAGCAGTTTGGTGATCTTTCTGTTTCGACGAACACGAAGGTCACCGAGTCCGTCTTGGCTGGCACTACGAAGCGGATCCAGGCGACTAGGGCGAGTGTTGCCGAATACCAGATCGCGTCTGACAGCTTCGTCAAAGGCTCCGACGCACAGATCGCTGCCGCCTACCAATTAGGGATCGCCCAGAAGCGGCTAGCCGTTCTGACTGGTGAGACGGCGGTGGCGACGGGCGTGTTCTCAGGGAAGTCCAAGGTCGCAGAAAAAGACTTCGGCAAGACGGCCCGTGGTCTCCTAGCCGGATCGGGTGCTGCCGCGTCTCTAGGACGCTCGCTCGCGTTCGCCTCGACCGGCTTCATCGCGTTTGCCGCCGGCGCAACTCTCATCAGGGGGAGCATCAAGGCAGCCCAGGATGAGGTTGTCGCGCAGAAGCAGGTGGCGCAACAGTTGCGGACGAGCGGCAAGTCGTGGGTTCAGTATGGAACCCAGATCAGTGCAGCCTTGCTCAAGGAGTCGCATCTGGCCGGATTCACGAAGTCGGAACTCTTGACATCGTTCGGGTTCCTCGTCCGTATCGGCGGCAACGTACAGAAGTCGCTGAAACTGACCGGGCTCGCAGCAGACATCGCTCGAGCGAGGACTATCTCGTTGCAATCGGCGTCTCTCGCGTTGGCTAAGGCGCTCGGTGGTTCGGCGACTGCTCTGCGCCGCCTTGGGATCATTGTTCCTAAGCATGTGACGACGACGCAGGCGCTCGCCTTCGTCACCCAGAAGTTCGCCGGTCAGGCGTTGGCCGGCACGACGGCGACCGAGAAGTTCCATGCGGCTCTCGTCGACTCAGGAGCGACGATCGGGCGTGATCTTCTGCCGTCGTTCAATCGTTTGCTGACGAGCCTGTCGAACTGGCTTGCGAAGATGAACGAGACGGGACGGTTGCAGAAGGACGTTACGGATGTGACGAAGGTTCTCGGCGCCGCCTTCCATGCGCTCGGCACGATCATCGGCGTGGTCGACAAGGTCACAGGCTCTTTCAAGCACACTCTCGAGATCCTGTTGGGTATCTACACGGTGTCGAAGATTACGGCGTTGGCGACGTCGGTTGGTGGTTTGGCGACTAAGTGGGGGCTGGTGGCGACAGCGGCTGGTGAGGCGGCGGCAGCTCAGACCGCTGCGGTCACTGAGGGTGGAGCGGCGACAGCCGGGGGGGTCATCCTTCCAGCGGGCGTGAAGGGAGTCGGAGCTGGAGCCGCCGCAGGCGCGGTTAGTCGACGGTTTCTTCCTGGGGCGGCCGATATAGCTCCTCTCACGGTCCCGGCGATCCTGCTTATCACCGACGCGAAGGTCACAGCTAACGCGAAGCGCGAACTCCACGATTTCTTACATGGCAGCGTC